TTTCAGAGGTGTTTCATGCTGGAAAAGGACTTTCAACGTACATTGATACAGGACTTGAAGCAACGATTTCCAGGCGCTTTGATATTTAAAAATGAGTCAAGACAGGGCCTTCCTGATCTGACAGTTCTGTATAAAGATAAATGGGCGTTGCTGGAATGCAAAGCATCGAAGGATGCATCGCACAGACCAAATCAAGATTACTACATTGATCGGGCCAATGAAATGTCGTTTGCAAGTTTTGTATATCCTGAGAACAAAGGAGATGTATTGAATGCCCTTGAACAAGCATTTCGAACTCATCGGAAAACACGCTTTTCTAAGTCCGAGTAAGTATCACTGGTTGAACTACGATCGGGCAACACTCTATCAGAGCTATGACAATGCAATGGCTGCCGCACGAGGCACAAAGCTGCATGCCATGGCAAAGGATTTGATAGATGAACATATTAAGCTGCGCGGTAATTCAACGACACTCGCAGCATATGTGAACGACGCAATCGGTTATGGCATGACGCCGGAACAACCTCTATTTTTTTCAGAAAATTGTTTCGGGACAGCCGATGCATTGCTGTTCAAATCAGGCTCCCTGCGAATTCATGATCTGAAAACCGGAATAACCCCAGCACACATGGAGCAGCTTGAAATTTATGCTGCTCTCTTTTTTATGGAGTATGAGCGTATTTTTGGAGTTAATCCGGCAAATACAAAAGTTGAACTTGCCATCTATCAGAATGATGACGTTCAGGAATATACGCCAGACAAAGATCGGATGGAAGAAGTAATTTACAATATTCGAGAAAAAGACGGATGGCTCGAAGAAATGAAAGGCGAGGTTGACTGATGTTTTTCGCATTTTTGGAGCACTATGGAACCGGTCATGAAGGACACATTCCGCACTCTGGCCGTTATCCTTGGATGAGCGGAGAAAAATGGGCAAAAAGGCCTGGCGAATGGGTTAAGAATGCTCTGGCTCAGGAAAAGTACTTTCGGGACCATCCGGAAGCTAAGGACGATCCGCAGCTGAAAAAAGACTACGGAATTGAGCCAACCGATTCTGTTGAAGTCGCAACAGCAAAGCTACTTGGATTAAAGACCGATGACTACCGCGCTTATAAATCCATTCGCAAGCAGGAACAAAAATTGATTGATATTCGTAAAGCTGTTGAGATGCGGTCGAAAGGCGTCAGCATCGAGGACATTCACAAAGAGCTTGACGTGCCATGGTCAACAGTAAAAACATACTTGACCCCTGGCGCATTGGTGCAGGCTAGTAAAACCCGTACGATTGCAGACGGTCTGCTGCAGGAGCTTCGCGAAAGAAAATATCTTGATGTTGGCGAAAGCGTTGAGCGTCAGCTCGGCATTTCGCAGGAAGAACTTCACAAAGCGCTGCTTATGCTCCAGGATGAAGGATATAAGATCTTTTCGATTGATAATGGAAAGATCGACCCGAACCTTGATGCAATCCGTGTAAAGCAGGCGACCAATCCGACTGCTAAGACAACATTTACAATTCTGACGGATCCGGATGTCACAAGAGAAGAGGTTTGGGAGAATCGTGAGAAGATCTCCTCACCGCATGGCATTCGCTTTGAAGATTATGGAGATACACTTCGTACAAAAGAACCGATTAAGTGCATTGATTCCGATCGCATCATGATTCGGTACGCAGAAGATGGTGGTACTCTAAAAGATGGCGTTATTGAAGTTCGTCCTGGTGTCGAAGATCTGTCGCTTGGCGGAAGAACATATGCGCAAGTTCGGATCGGCGTTGACGGCACGCACTATCTTAAAGGCATGGCGGTTTACGGATATGATATGCCCCCTGGCGTCGATGTAATATTCAATACGAATAAGCATGAAGGAACGCCAATGTGTGGGCCAGATGGGAATACAGTTCTGAAACTGCTGAAAAACGATCCGAATAATCCTTTTGGTTCTATGACAACGCAGTGGGACTATATTGGTGCCGACGGTATGAAATCTCAGTCTCCGATTGAAATTGTAAATGACGATACAGACTGGGAAAAATGGAAAAAGTCATTACCGGCACAGGTTCTGTCAAAGCAGCCAATCGAACTTGCAACAAAGCAGCTTAATCTTGCGTATCTTCAGAAGGAACAGGAGCTTCAGGAAATCCTTGCAATTAACAATTTGACGGTTAAGAAACAGATGCTTGCAGAATTTGCAGATTCCTGCGATCGTGATGCCGTTGATCTTAAAGCTGCAGCACTTCCAAATCAAGCGACAAAAGTATTGCTTCCTGTTACATCTCTTAAAGAAGATGAGGTTTATGCACCTGGTTTTGAGCCAAAGGAAGAAGTTGTATTAATTCGTTTCCCGCATGCAGGAACTTTTGAGATTCCGAGGCTTCGTGTTAATAACGATAATGAAGAAGCCAAAGCAATCATGGGAACGCATCCGGCTCATGCAATTGGCATTAGTCCTGCAACTACAGCTGTTCTGTCTGGAGCAGACTTCGATGGAGATACTGTTCTGATTATTCCGACAAAAGGCGTAAATATTAAAACCGATAAACCTTTGGCCGGACTGCAGTCATTTGATCCGAAAGAAAAATACAAAAAGTCCCCTGACGATCAAAAGACCGGGGATGGCGACGGATTTGTAAAAGGCCGAATGATGGGCGACATCACAAATCTGATTACAGATATGAGCATGATGGCGGCAAGTAAAGCCGGCGGAATTAACGCCGACGATCTCAGCGAAATTGAAAGAGCCGTTCGCCATTCCATGGTTGTTATCGATGCCGAAAAGCATAATCTAGATTGGAAACAATCGTACATTGACAATGGGATTGCCGAGCTGAAAACAAAGTACCAGGGCGGTCCGAGAAAAGGTGCAGCAACTTTGATTTCAAAAGCTGGCGGAGAAGGATCTGTTCCAGAACGCGAAGAAATTACTCAGCTCTGGAAAATGACAGAAGAAGAAAAAGAGCGCTGGCACAATGGCGAAAAGATTTACCATGAAACTGGAAAGTCTCATTATGTGAAAGACAAAGATGGCAACATTCTTACCGACCGCTATGGCAATCCAAAGCTCGCTAAGAATGAAACCCGTGGCGAAAAGCTCGCACTTGTCACTGACGCTTATGAATTGGCATCACCGTATCTTATGGATACTGTTTACGCCGAGCATGCCAACAGACTGAAAGCTATGGCTAATCTGGCAAGAAAAGAAGAGAGAGCCATGGACAAACCAAAAGTAAATCCGGAAGCCGTTAAAATTTATGATGCAGAAGTTAAGCAGCTTGAAGGAAAACTTAATGAGGCTGCCCTTAATGCTCCGAAAGAAAGACAGGCGCAAGCTATAGCAAATAAAGCAATAGCCCTGGCAATTAAACAGAACCCTGCCCTTGGTAACACAAGAGACAAGGAGGCCAGGGACAAGCTGAAGAAGCGCCGTGCTCGCGAGATTGAGAATGCACGTGCGTTGACCGGGGCCAAGCGTCATCCGATTGACCTCACCGAAAAAGAATGGACTGCAATTGAAGCTGGCGCGATTTCTGACAACATGCTGCAAAAGATTCTTCGCTATGCTGACAAGGGACAGGTTAAGAAGCTGGCCAGTTCTCGTCAAACGCCCGCTCTAAACGCAGCAAAAGAAGCAAGAGCAAGAGCACTGCTGAACGCTGGATGGACTCAGAAGCAAGTTGCGGATGAACTTGGCGTTTCTGTATCTACATTGACCCGTCAGCTTAATAACTTTGTTGGAATAGGAGGTGCAAAGTAAACCATGGCTAGGGTAACACTAACTACATCGGATAACCCATACGACCCCTTCAAGCAGTACGAGCTTTGGTCGAGCTATGACGAAACAGTTTGCGGGTATAACTCATCTTCGTTGCTTGCTCGTTTTGCACCAGTTGATCCTGATGAAACAAAAGCTGAATCTGAACGAGCAACTGAGTGGGCTGTTGATGAGATTATTCACATGGACTTTCCAATTTACAATCCGTTAACTGGAAATCGATCTTATTACGTTAAGTTCGAAGCGACTCATTAGTTTCGTTTCGACAATTGTTTGTGCGTCTTTGACTGCGCTGACATACGCACGGCATTGCAATTTTGTTTCTTTTCAATGTTGCTTTGCCGTGCTTTTGTTTACTTTCAAATTTAGTTTGCGCTTGTTAATGCTTTATTCTGTTTGTTTTGCAGTTTAAAAGCATTTTATGCCAACATCGCAAGCACCGTCGAATCTATTCTTGTATTTTTTATGCGTTTCTTTATGCTTTTGTGATGCTTTTGCTGCTTTTTTCGGTAAAAAGAATCGAAAAAGATGGCAATAGGCATCAAAAAGCTTGTTTTTTGGCCCCCGGGAGGGGGTATTTACAACTACCACCCCCTTTACAT